GTAGAGGCAATCTCTGGTGATCCAACTAAGTTAATTGCAACTACCTTATTCCAGGGATCTACTTCAAATCCTACTGCAACTGCAGCAATTTCCAATGTAGAAGAAGTATTTTTAGGAAATAAGAGGTATTTTAAACTCTTACTGTCTAACAATTCAGTCGTTAATACCTTTGATGTTGGCAAAAAGACTAAAGTAACCAGTCTGACTAGCACTGAAAGTGTAGTTAGCGTAGATTCCACTGTTGGATTCCCAGAATCTGGAACATTTTACTACTTAGATTCCTTAGGTGAATACTCAGAAGCAACATATACATCTAAGTCATATAACCAATTCTTTGGATGTGTCGGTCTTACAACTTCTCTAGCAGAAAATACTCCAATCATTGGAGATCAATTTGTATACGGATTTGAAGATTTTGATACGGCAAATGTTTGTCAGATGAGAATTGTTGGATCTATTAATGGATTTGGCAAAAATGTAGAAAGAACAAAATACTTCTCAGTTGGTGATGAAGTATCTGTAAAATATCTTGGCGAAAAGGTAGATCCCACTGACAAAAAGTTCAATAACTGGTTCTACAATAATGTAGCATACACAGATGTTGATACAGTAGACCCATCTACAAATACGATCACAACAAAAGTAAGACACTTTCTACACAAAGGTGATAGAGTTAGTATCTTAGTCAAATCTACAAATGCAGTTGTAGTTGATAATGTAGAGGTTAATGATGTCTCTAGCAATCTAATATTCCAAATTTCTTCTGGAACACTGCAATTTGGTGTTGAGTATGCGGTAAAGAAAAATATCAGTTATGCTAAGTCAACTCTGAATTCAAGTTCAGTACTGTCTAATATTCAGAATTCATTCATTGATGAAGAGAGAAACACTTATATTGCTTTCTCTGGACTACCATCATACGAGTCAATCCAGACAACTAACAGAGCAAAGACATTTACTTCCACAGATATAAATCAGTCTACAGATACCATAAACATTTCTCAGCATGGTTTCTTCAATGGTGAGAAGATATATTATCAATTAGTATCTGGTGTTTCTGGTATTGGAACTGGATATTACTATGTCAATAAGATTGATAATGACAACTTCAAACTGACATTGAGTCCATCTTCAATCTATACAAATTCAAACGTAGATCTGACTGGTGTTGGTACTACAGATCAGCATATTGTAACTCCTGCTGACCTGGTTGGACTGAACCTTGAGAATCAAAATAACTTTAAGAGAATATACAGAAATCCAAAGCAAGTTAAAGAAAATAAAAATATTGTTGGTCCAATTGGTGTTGCATTGAATGGATTAGAACTTTACTCACCAATCTCAAAAGATTCTGTTTTCTATGGTCAACTTGAAGTAATTTCAGCATTAGAATCTGGTACTGGTTATGATATTAACAATCCACCAGAATTGTTAATAACTGATGACTCTGGTACTGGAGCAGTTGCACATGCAAACTTCAGCGGACAAATTGAAGAGATTGTACTAGAAACTAAAGGATTCAATTACTCAGAAGTTCCATCAGTTAATATTACTGGTGGAAATGGATCTGGTGCAGTTTGTGAAGCAAAGATGAGAGGTTACACTCACACTGTTTCATTCACTGACTTTGATGTAGACTTGTCTACAGATAGTATTAATCTATCAACTCCACACAAGTTCTTAGATGGTGAAGAAGTTGTTTATGTTGCATCTGGCACTCCAATTGGTATTGGTAGCACAAACGTAGGATTCTCCACAACTAGACTGTCTGGTGATAACGTTTATTACATTGCGAAGAAGAGTGATACATCATTCTCACTTGCAACAACAAAAGCAAGAGCCTTAGCAAAGACAAACCTGGTTGACTTTAATGCTTTCGGTAATCGAGATCATACAATTAGATCAAAACAGGTCAGAACTATTATTGATAGAATTATTGTAAAGGATAGCGGATCTTCATATCAGAACAAGAAGGTAACTATTGACGCTCAGCAGTACCCACCTTCGGATCAGAGAGACTTATTCAGCACATTTGTTGGTATTAACACTCATGATAATTATGTTTATGCAAGAAATCATGACTTCAAGAATGGAGATCAAGTTGTATACTCTGTAGATGGAACTGCAATTTCTGGATTATCTACAACTGCATACTATAAAGTTACAGTTGTTGATAAAGACAGATTCAAATTAAGTGACGCTGGAACTGCATCTACGATAACGAGCACAAACTATGATAGAAAAATATTCGTATCTTTGGGTGATGTTGGGGTAGGAACTCATACATTTGCATATCCAAGCATTCGGGTCGTAATTGATGGTCTTGTTTCCATAGGATCAAGCACAACTATTCCATCTTACTACAATGCCACTGCAACAGCAAGTGTCAAAGGTGGTGTAAGTGGAGCATTCATTCAGTCAGGTGGTGTTGGTTTTGGTGTTACTGATATCATCAATTATGTAAGAAGACCAGCAATCAGACTCCTAACTGGTAAGAATGCAAACATCAAACCAGTTGTTGGGTCTGATGGAACTATAAGTAGTGTATTCATCTCAAATGCTGGTTCAGAATACACCACTCCACCACAACTGGAAGTTGTTGGTTCAGGATCATTTGCAAGATTAAAGGCAAATATTTCTGGTGGGCAGATTGTATCTGTAGATATTCTAGATGCAGGTAAGAATTATAAAGCAAGTGATACATCAATCAAGATCACTCCAACAGGTGAAGGTGCAAAGTTAAATGCAGAAATTCATGAATGGAAGTTCAATAATCTCAAGAGATATGAAAATGTCATTTCTGCTACGTATAGAGACACTGTTCAATTAAGATCAGAAGTTCCTTCTAGAGGTAAGAAACTTTCTACTTTCTATCCTGGAAGATTCTACAGAAGTTTACTTGACGATAACGTAGTATTGACTTCATCTGGTTATGAAGAAAAGACTACTGGTCTTGCTCACTCTCCTATTATTGGTTGGGCTTATGACGGAAATCCAATCTACGGACCATACGGAAATGGAAAGGCAATTCCAGATTCTTCTGGAACTGGTGGAATTAAGAAAATCTATTCTAGTTACTCAGAAAATATAGTTTCAAGCACTGGACTCAGACCTCCATTTGGTTCTGGTTATTTCACTCAGGACTACATTTATGATGCGAATGGTGATCTTGATGAGTACAATGGAAGATACATTGTCAATTTAGATTTCCCTAACGGCACTTATGCATATTTTGCAACTCTGGACTTAAATGATAACTTATCTTACCCATATGTAACATTTAAGCATAGAAATGGAACTGATGAATTCAATTACAATGTATTAGTAGATCAATCTGATGCTCATACTAATAGTGGACTTTATAAGAGAAATGTATCACACCTTGGATTAAATGAAGCATCAAGAAGATATCCATTCCTTTTTGATTCTCTAGATTCAAATCCAGTTTTAAAAGTAGAATCGGTAGACTCTGCAAAAATTACTGAAATTGATGTTGTATCTCCTGGATCATCTTATAAAGTAGGAGAGTCACTTACTTTCAATCAGAATGAACTTGATTGCGAAATCAAAGAAGTGCTGGGTAAGACTATTGTATCAATAGCAACTTCAGATATCGTATCTGATAATGTTACATTCTCTATTAAAGAAAACACAATTACTGGATTCACAACAGTTGCTCATAACTTTGTGGATGGGGATACTGTAGAGATCTCTGGCATCTCTTCTTCCCTGTATAAGGACTTAGAAGGATTCCGAGTTGTTGGAGTCAGTACAATTAATGCATCTCTGTCTGTTGCTCTTGGTACAACTTCGGTAACTGGATTTAGCACTTTTATTAGTATTTCCGAACCAACGAGCACCAAGAAATTTGAAAAGAACGATACCATCAAACTTGGTTCTGAGGAGGTCCTAATTACCTCTGTAGACCGTGTTAACAACAAGTATGGTGTCCTTAGGGCAAGGAATGGTACAACTGGTTCTGCACACACAGAGAGCACTCTCGTAACGAAACTCTCTAAGAAGTTTACATTCAATGTAAATAAGAAATTAGAAAATAAGAACGTAGAGACAGGTTATTCTCAGTTCTTCAGCGCAACAGGTTCTGTTGGCATTGGAACAACATATTCATCTGTTGTAGTTGGAACTGCTGGTAGCACTAACGTTACAAAATCAATTCCACCAAGATCAATTTATCTTCCATATCATAAATTCAATACAGGTGATGAGTTATCTTATGTTTCATACAGCGGAACGATCACTGCTTCTTCCTCTGATGCATTGACTCCAACATTCAACTTAGATGGATTTGATAAACTTTACTGTGTCAAGTTAAATGATGAATACATTGGTCTTTCTACAGCAAAAGTTGGATTCACTACAAATTATGTTTACTTCACTGATGTCACTGGAGACTCACACAGTTTTGAAGTCATCAAAACCAATTTAACTGGATCTGCTAAGAAAGTTTCTGCCACTGTTACTCTGGACACACAACACTCGCTCGCAGTTGGTGATGGAGTCAGGTTAAATGTTAAACCAAGTAGAACACAAAACTTTGACTTTAGATTTAATGATTCAATCAAGAAACTTGTTGTAAACCCAGTTTCCTTTGCATCTACTGCAATTGGTGTTGGAACTACAAATTCATCTATCACTCTGAGCGATCACGACTTCAATACGGGAGATATTGTTGTTTATGTAAACTCGGTTGGAATCGCTACTCCTCTCCAGAATAATGGAGTTTATTATGTAATCAAGGAATCAGACGACACAATCAAGTTAGCTGAGACTGAATATGATGCCTTGTCATTCCCATACAATCACATTGGTATCACCACTTATGGTTCAGGAACTCATGAAATTGCCAAGATAAATCCAAAACTAGAATTCTATAGAGGAAATAATGTTTCCATTGCAGTCTCTGATGTCAGTTTAGTAGACTATGATGTAAACTTCTATACCGATAATCAGTTCAAGACTAGGTATGAGTCTGGATCAATTATCAAAAAGGGAACATTTGGTGATTTAAATCCAAGCACTGAGATTTCTATTAGTGTTTCTGATGCATTACCAGAAAGTCTTTTCTATAGAGTGGAAGGTGATGACTTAAATTACACCAATACTTTCCCATCATCTGCAAACACAGATGTCAATAATTACTCCTCAATTGATATTTTAAATTCTAAGTTCAATAAGTTACATACCGTTTCTGCAATTGGAAGCACCACATTTGACTTCACTCTAGTTGGTAGTGCAGAAACGAACTCTTACACTTCTTCTGGATTTAGTTCTGCAATCTATTCAACTAATTCTTCAACAGAAACTGGTGGAATTTATTCGGTAAGGATTTCTAATTTTGGAAAACCAGTAAAAGATCTTCCACAATTGACTTCTATTGGATCTACCACTGGTTCAAATGCTTTGATTTCGGTAAGATCAAATTCTATTGGAAGAATTATTGATAGTGAGATCACCAATCAGGGACTAGAATTTACGGAAGACAAAACACTTGCACCAAAAGCAGATTCAAGTCTGATACTGAATTTAAGAAATGTGTTTACCCTGAAGTCAGTTGGGGTTACCAGTGGCGGTAAGAATTATACTGGAGCACCAACAGTCGTTGCGATTGGAAACTCTTCAATTCTAACTGATACAACTATTCAAGGAAACTCAGTATTTTCAGTTGAGGTTCTGTCCAGTGACAGTAATCTTTCAGAAGATCTTAGAGTAATTCCTACAAATAATTCAAATGGTGTTGGTATCATTAATGCTACTTCAACATTTGCAACAAATACTTTATTCCTGAGGGCACCTATTACTGGATTCACAGAGTTCCCATTTGCGGTAAGTGATCAAATTTATGTTGAGAATATTAAGATTACAAATTCAGCAGATGGATACAACTCTAGTGATTATGGTTATCGTAACTTTACCGTTACTGGCATCAACACTATAAGTGGTTCTGAGAGCATTACATATTCTATTGCTGGAATTGGAAGTACTGGTGGATCATATGACCCAACTAGCACATTCGGTAGAGTCATTAAGTCCAACAACTTAGCAGTTCTTCAACCAGAATTTGAAAAAGTCAAGTTCTTTGAGGGAGAAAGGATCACATCTCAAGATGGAAGTGCCACTGGAGTTGTTGCTAAAAATGGTTGGGATTCAGTGACACAAACACTCAAGTTGACTGACGTTACTGGAGAGTTTGAAAAGGAAGATATTATTGTTGGATCAACAAATAACTTCAAATCAACAGTATCTGATATCTTCTCATTTGATTTTGACTTGAGTGTCGGAAGTCTTGTTGAAAATGAAAGCACTTGGAAGACTGATACTGGAAAATTAAACTCCGATTTACAGAGAATTCATGATAGCAATTACTATCAAAGATTCTCATATTCAGTAAGAGGTGAAGTCCCATACCAGAATTGGTCAGAACCAGTCAATAGTTTGACTCACGTATCTGGATATAAAAACTTTGCTGATTTAGAAATCATCAATGGAATTGGTAATACTGTTGGGATGAGTATAACAGATACTCAAATTGACTTGAATGTTGAGGTCAATAGTTTGGCATCTGTTCATTCTATCAGTCATTATGATCTTGTTTCTGAAGATACCACTGATTCTTCACTTTCCAAGATTGTTAAGTTTGATTCAAAAGTCATTACTGATTATAATGAGTCAAGAACGAATAAGGTTCTCTTAATTGATGATATTAGTCCACAATTCACAGGATTTGTAACTTCTACTGGTGGTGGAATCGTAGGACTTTCTACTTTTGCACTCTTTACTGGTGGAGATACTCTATTCTATCACACCTTTGATCCCACAGGAATTGATACTTCTACTTCAACAATTACAATCCCAAGACATAATTTCAATACTGGGGAACAATTAGTATACTCACCAACAAATAATGATCTGAATAGTGGATCTTCCATTGGAATCGTCACCACAAGTTCACTTGGAATCGGTATAGGAACCACCAGTATCCTCCCAGAGACCGTTTACGCAATTAGAGTGACTGAAGATAAGTTACAACTTGCTATCGGTGCCTCAGAGGCGACTGCAGGAACCGCTGTTACATTTACTACACTCACTGGTATCGGACTCACACACAGTTTGGAAGTTGATAGCGATCTTGCAAATACAAGAACAATTATAACATTAGACAATATCATCCAAAGCCCAATAGCAAGAAAGGATGTTTCGGTTTCTCTGTCATCTGCTGTTGGTATTGGTTCTACCGTAGTATTCTTGAATGATATTTCAAACGTTGTAGGTAAGTCTTTACTTAAGATTGAAGACGAGATCATTAGGGTTGAACTTGTTGGAGTTGGCGCAACTAACTCACTTGATGTTATTCGTGGACAAATGGGAACCGTTGCAGCGGCACATACTGTTGGTGCAGCAGTTACAGTCCTTTCTGGAGATTATAGAATCCACCATGGAAACATATACTTTACCGAATCTCCATATGGTCCTGCTGGAATTGGATCACTCACTACCAGAACTTCATTCTCTGGAAGAGCATTCTATCGTCTAAACTATGACACAAACCTTATTATTGATGATATTTCAGAATCATTTGACGGTGCAACTGATAAATTCAATCTGACTTCTAATTCACAGGCAATTAGCGGAATTCAATCTAGTTTCGGTGCTATTCTGATCAATAACATGTTCCAAAGACCATTCTATGGTGATGTTGGATCAATCTTAGAATCTGACTATCAGATTGTAGGTACAGGACAAACAATTGATTTCACTGGAACTGGTGTTGAGGATTTGCCAAAGGGTGGAATCATCAATGAATTTGATGTTGGAATTGGAAGTGGATATCAAGTACCAAGAAGAGCACTTGCAACAGCAGTTGTCTCTGCTGGTGGAACCATCCAATCTATCGGTCTTTCCACTGGAGGATCTGGTTACATTGGTATACCTAGAGTCTCCATTGCAGATACTCTTGGTGTTGGAGTTGGTGCTTCCGTAATTGCATCTGTTACTGCTGGATTAGTTACTTCATTCACAATTGCAGTTGCTGGTAGTGGATATACAAGCACAAATCCACCTCTTGTAGTAATTGATGAACCAAAACCATACAAAAATATTCCACTCTCTGGTGGTCAGGGATCTGGAGCGAAAATGGATGTTGTTGTTGGAACTGGAGGAAGCGTAGTATCCTTTGATATCTCTGATCGTGGACTCGGTTACGAAATTGGTGATGTACTAACTCTGACTGAACTTCCATTCCAAGTTGGAATTGGAACAAGTAATTTTGAAATTACAGTTAGAAACAGATACCAGAATAAATTTTCAGGATGGACATTTGGACAGTTGTTAGAATTAGATGACTTTAGTGATCTATTCAATGGATTCAGAAGGGCATTCTTACTCACAAGAACCATTGTCAACAAGGAATACTATAGCATAGTCGCACAAAGTGGATCTGGAATTATTCTTGAGAATAATCTCATGATATTCCTGAATGATGTTCTCCAAAAACCAGGACAGGACTACACATTCAGTGGTGGAACTCGTTTAACGTTCAGAGAAGCACCAAGACCAGGAAGCAAACTCAAAGTATACTTCTATGTTGGATCTTCTAGTGACTTCATTGAAGTTGATGTTGATGAGACAATCAAACCTGGAGATAGATTAACTTTACAATCTCAGGATTCTGTTCCTCAACAGGGAGAAAGAATTATCTATGAATTGATCGCTTCCGATACTGTAGAAACCCAAAACTATAGTGGTGTTGGTATTGTAACTGATACTGCATTCACAAGACCAACTATTTGGACTAAACAAACTTCTGATTTGATTATTGATGGTGAAAAGGTTTCTAAGGAAAGAGATTACCTTGAACCACAAATCTATCCAAATACAAATATTATTGCATCTGTTGGATCAACCGATACCAAGATGTATGTGAAGGATCCATACTTGTTCAGCAGAATTGATGATCTTGGTCAAACTCTTAATGACATTATTATTGTCGGACTTGGAACAACAGCAGTTACAGAAGTAATTAAGACTGTAACATATCAAGGTGATTATGGATTAGTCATCGGTATCGGAACGAGTGCAACTGGAATTAATACCACTTCACCAATGCTTGAAATTGATTTGATTCCACATCCAAACATCTATAGCACCAGTCCAAACAATTCTCAGGTATCTAAACCTGGAATTTCAACAGGTGATTACTTTGTGTTAGAAAACACAATACTTGGAAGTGGAGTTACTTCTATTGTTGATGATGTATCTAATGTTGTTGCTATTGGAAACAGTTTCATTGACAATGTTTATTATGCAAGCAAAGTTACTTCAATTGGAAGTTCTTCAATTCGTGTTTCAGTAAACGTAGACTCCTTAAATGGAATCAATACGTCAACTCTTCCAACTGATTTGGAAAGATTTGGTAACTATACCTGGGGTTCCATTGATATTTCATCTAGATCAACTACAAACTCCAGAGCATTTGAGTTCTATAATGAAAACGGATTAGTTGGAATTGAAACTTCTGCACACGTTTCCAGAATTCTCCAAATGAGATTAGCTTATTAATTTAAGTATAAATAGTCAAAAATCGCACTGACATGCCAGCTATAATCACTGACCAATTTAGAATATTAAATGCTGAGACTTTTGCAAAGAGTTTCACAGGAATTGGTACAACCTCAAATTATTACTACACTTTTCTGGGACACCCAAATCCCAGCAATGTAGACATTGATAATTATGGTGATACAAATTGGTCAACTAGTCCACCAGATCCAAGAGATTCATTTGAGCAAGAGGACTCATACCATGACAGTATGCTCTTCCTCAAGAGAGTAACTGCAAGTGATGTTGCTAGAATTATCACAAGATATACCTGGCAGTCTGGTATAACTTATGATATGTACAGAAATAATTATGACATTGATAATGCTGCCCCCCAAACAAATGCAAAAACACTGTACGAATCTCGTTTCTACATTGTAAACTCTGAGTATAAGGTTTATATCTGCTTAAACAATGGTGCTAACCCAGACTATCCAAACGGTCAAAAGTCTCTGAATGAACCAAATTTTGTAGACACTGTTCCACAACAAGCAGGCAATGGTTCTGATGGATATCTCTGGAAGTACCTTTACACTATTTCACCTGCAGATATTGTAAAGTTCACTACAGATAACTACATTCCACTTCCAAGTAACTGGGGTGATGCAAATACAGAAGCAGTAAAAAATGCTGCTGTTGAGGGTAAATTAGAAACAATTGTTATTAAGAATAGGGGTAGTGGATATTCTCTGAGTGGAGGTTCTTCCACTGGAACAGTCTCCAATATTCCAATTCTTGGTGACGGCACTGGTGGATTTGCATCAGTCTCAATCACTGGTGGAGAAATCACCAGTGTTCAGGTCACTAATGGTGGATCTGGATATACCAAAGCACTTTTAAACTTTGGAACAACATCATCTGGATCGGTTGCAGTTGTAAGTGGAAGTGGTGGTTTATTTGAAGTAATTATTCCACCAAAAGGAGGACATGGTAAAGACATTTATCGTGAACTCGGATCACACAGAGTCATGGTCTATTCTAAGTATGACTCTGATCCAGATTATGTGATCGGAAATACCTTCTCTCGTGTTGGTATTGTCAAGAATCCAATCACTTATGGAAGTCAGACGGACATAATAAATACTTCTACCGCAACCAATCTTGGGGCGCTGAAGTTGACACCAATCGGTGCTGGCAATACGTCAGACACTTTATATCCTGAGAATGCCTTAATTACACAAACTGTTGGTGTTGGGTCTACTGCTGTTGGTTATGTTGCTTCCTGGGATAAAAACACAGGAGTTTTGAGATATTATCAACCAGTCGGTCTTTCTACATTAGCAACATATAATTATAAACTTTATGATTTTGTTGGTGCTGCAGCAACGGTGAATTGTACATCCATTACTGGAGCAGCACTGATACCAGATACAAATTTTAATACCAACACTATTCAAGTTGGAGGAAAAATTATAAATCTGGGTCAAACATTTACTTCAGGAAAAGCAAATCCAGATGTAAAGAAATATTCAGGTGAAATTATCTATATTGACAATAGAGCACCTATAACGAGGTCATCCTCGCAAAAAGAAGAAGTAAAAATTGTAGTAGAGTTCTAAGAACATGACCCAGAACACCAATTTAAATGTCTCTCCATATTTTGATGATTTTAATGAAGACAAGAACTATAATAAGGTTCTGTTCAAGCCTGGATACCCAATCCAGTCTAGGGAATTAACTACATTACAATCAATTCTTCAAAACCAAATAGAAAAGTTTGGTCAACACTTTTTCAAAGAAGGATCTGTCGTCATTCCTGGCGGCACTTTTTATGACGATAACTACTTTGCAGTAAGAATAGATCCAAACTTCTTAAGTGTTCCAGTTTCATCTTATATCAGTTACTTAGTCAATAATAATATTGAAATTGAAGGAGAAACTTCTGGTGTAAGGGCAACTGTTGTAAACAGTTTGACGTATGTAGAGTCGGAAGATGGTTACGATACACTTTACGTCAAATATACGAGATCTGGAAGTGATGGAACGACTAAAGTCTTCCAAAATGGAGAAAACTTAATCACTCTTTCTGATATTAATTTCTCTTCTACATCAATCAGTGCAAATAATCAATTTGCTAGATGTATTGTTTCCGATTCCACGAAAATTGGTTCTTCTGCATCAATTAGTGAGGGTGTTTTCTTTATTAGAGGATATTTTGTAAAGGTTCCATCCTCAACCATAGTATTGGACCAATATAGCAACAGTCCAAATTACAGAGTTGGACTTACAATCACCGAAGAGATTGTCACTGCCTCTTCACAAAACTCCGATCTGTATGATAATGCTCAGGGATTCTCCAATGAATCAGCACCTGGAGCAGATAGATTCAGAATTACCGCATCTCTTAGTAAAAAACTGTTGACTGACACAAATGACTTAGATTTTGTGGAGTTGATGCGTATTGAGAATGGTGTATTACAGACTTTTGTCAATAAAACAGATTATAACATATTCAAGAACGAATTAGCAAGAAGAACTTATGATGAGTCTGGAGATTACTATGCAAAACAGTTCGCACTGGACGTTAGAGAATCTCTGAACGATAGAATTGGAAATAATGGAGTATACTTAGATACCCAAACAACTCAAAATGGTAACACTCCTTCTGATAATATCTTTACAATTCAAATTTCCCCAGGAAAGGCATATGTAAGGGGATATGAAATTGATAAAACTTCTACAACTTCCATTGATGTAGTAAAACCAAGAACTACCAAG